TTCTCAAGGAACTTGTAGTTGTCATTGTTTACTAACTGTACAGTGTAGATAAAACCATCACCCATAGGTAGGATATCTTCTGCAGTTACATACATCTCCGCGCCATTATACTTGTCAAAAGTGAAGATATCACCATGACCAAATTCGCGCTTGTTAATTTTTAATTTGAAGGTTGTACCATCTACACCTTTAGCAAGGTTAAGTGGTTCAATGTCTTCAATGATGTAAGGAAGATCTTGGGAAACCGGAGTTTGCCATTTGTACTCACCACGAGCATTGTCTACCATGATGATATTTTTACCACCAAAAGATGATAATTGATAAAGAGGCATTTCAACTTTCTGCGCCATAGCCCAGATGTCTACCGGACCTAAGTCCATTGGTTCTGCATCCTTTAACATGTTTACTAAGTGGTATGAATCTACGTGAGAACTAGCATTGTAGTTAGTGTCGCGCAAGAATATACCATTGTTTAATACTGGAGTTGCCATTTTTCTTGTTTGTTTTTAGTTTATAATTTATAATTTATATTTAGTTGTTTTAATTATCTCTTAAAGAAACTACCAGTAGGTCTTGCTATTCCTGATCCCGGTTTCTTTCTGCTAGCATTATCATCATCTTCCTGTCCTTGGCCTGATGTGATCTTGTTGCTTTGTTCTGTTTTCAAAGTACGCACTGTTTTTTCTATCTGATCTTTACTTCCTATAGCTTTAACTTTAGCTTTGTATCCTTCTGGATCAGCTAATAACCAAAGTGCTTCAGCAATCAAAGCCGGATTAGGTTCTGCATACTGATACTTCTCTATAAGATGACCAAACAAATTAGTAGGTCTTCCTGATACTGAAGGATAGTTAGCTTGAGTTAATCCACCAAATAGCATATTCTGTACTTTCTTGTCTAGTTTAAGACCATTGATCTCACCCGGTTCAAGAGTTTTGTATATAGTATCTGTGTACACAGCTGCTTGTTTTTCTTGTTGTTTACGCTTTGCATCTTGTTGTTGCAACTGTCTTGCTACAATCTGCTCTTGCATAGCATCTAATTTTGGTTTGAACTTGTTAGCCTTATTAAGCAACTCATCGCGATCTTTCCAGCCTTCAATTTCTTCTTCAATATCTTCTGCTGTACCAAAGTTAGTAGCATGTAAGTAACTTCTTACTATCTGTTCTTGACTAGCTTCATCTGTTGTATCTAGTTGACGAATCTCTTCTACCGCAGCTAGAGAGCGGAATAAGCTCTTTAGATCTTGGCCACCATTGGCAACATAGTGTGCTGCTACCTGTAGTTCCTCAGGAAGTTCTTCATAGAACTCTCCAGAAACTTCTTCTTTTGTTTTCTTTCTTTTTTCTTTCTCATTGGACTCAAACAACTCTTCCCAATCTTTAATACCGTATTTACTTACGTCTTCTTCTCCTTCAAAAGGAATAAGGTATCCTTTTTCAATAAGCCTAGCTCCAAGTTCTGCTAAACCACCAGCTCTTCCGCTTTTTTTGGTAGCATCTTCTTTTTCTGAAGCAGCTTTCTCTTCATCGGTTTGAGGGTCAAGAAGATCTTGAATCTCTTGTTCTTCTTCAGGAGTTTTTTTAATAGGGGCTCCTCCGGCTGCAGCAGCTTCCGCAGCTAGCTTTGCAGCAGCTTCATCAGCTGCTTTTTCTTCATCAGTCTTTTCAAGGAGCATCTTATCAATATCAACCTTTGGGTTTCTACTGAATAAGCTTGGTTTACTTTCTGGTACCATGATGTTCTCTGCACCAGGTGTTCCTAACAACTCATCAATGGATATGTCCATCTGACTTGTTGTTGTGTTATCTTTAGTTTCTGCCATTTTAGTTGGTTTTTGTTGGTTTAATATTAGTGGCTTGTTATAATATAAACAAAAATATAGAAATAAACTTTATAAATTTGAAATAATACAAGAGCCCTTATAAAATATATTGCAATATATAGCTAAAGCCTTATTTCTTCTTCTTAGTATCTTTCTTTTTTGCATCAAATTTATTCTTATTTTCTCGCGCTATCTCAAGATCAGTCTGCTTCATCCTCATTTGTGCTTGAAGTTTTTCCCTTTCTATCTGAGCTTTTTCCCTATCATTAGTCATTCTATTGGTCTCCTTATTTTCTTGAAGATTCATAGATTGTTGGAATTCTTCTGATTGCTTGATTTGCCCTAAAGCATCCATGTAATCTGATTGCATGTTCTGATTAATATCCTGCATAGCACCATAGCCTGCAGACTTAATCTCAGCAATGAGAACATCTTTTCTACGATCCTTCTCAGCTTCTTGCATATCATGATCAAGCTGCATTTGCTTCTCTTGAAGTCTTGTCTGCATCTCTTGTTCTTGCATTTGCTGAGCATGTTGTTGTTCTTCTTGACGAAGAGCTTGTGTTTTTCTATCAATACCCTTAAGAGAATTTGTAAGTTCTCCCATAGATTCAGACTGCATAACAGTTCCTAGATCATAGATGGAAGCACCGGCCGTATTATTAGTGAAAGCAAGTTGTTTCATTTGCTCAAGAATAGCTCTTTGATTAGCCTTAGTTGTGGCAAAGATGTTTAGATCGCGCAGCAATAGATCTGTACCATTCATCTCAAAATTAACTTTCTCATCAGCAGAAGTAATATACTGCAGTCTTAGAGAAGGTTTTTTAGAGTTGTAATACATAGCAAGATCTGTTCTCATCTGATGCACTCTAGGCATTAAGTAATCTGAGTGATTGATAAAGAAGTTCTCAGTTTGTGCAAAGGATCCTACCATGGCTTGTTCCACTCCTTTGGCCGTATCTATCTGACCCATCTGTTGACCTAATCTTTGTGGTGTAATTCCTATTACCTCAAAGCATTGTTGCTTGAAATAATTAGCCATCTGAATCCTGGACATCATACGATTGGTCTGCTCCAAGTTCATAACCTGGAAATGGTTCTGAGAGATTGAGTTCTCTGTATTAGAGATGGATGTATCCAAAGGTAAGATCTGGAAGTTCTTCATTGCAACATAAGCCTTGGCGTAGTTGTTCTTACCCCAGTCTTCTCCTAATGAGTGCTTAGGTAAGGCATTCTGATCTAACATGATCACCGTGCCTAGCTCATCAATAAGGATGTCAGCAATCTGGTTATTAACAATGTTGTATCCTATTTGGAAAGGCTTCATTAAGTCAACCATAGAAGTTGATCTTGTATTCCGGTCATTGAAGACAGCTCCTTCTACAGGAAGTTTACATCCGTAGAGGGTGTTGTCACCTTTGAATTGGAATTTCAAAGGCCCCATTCTGTTTTGATCAATACCCAAATACATAGGATTTACTCCACCTGGGTTATTCATTCCCCAGAAGCTTGGATGGTTAGGACCAATCTTTACACCACCCCAAACCTGGTTAATCCAGATCCAGTCTATATTTTCTCCAAAAATAAGAGTATCCTTGGTTTTATTTTTAATCAGTGTTGTATCATAGATAGGCTTATCAGTTACAACATAATCTTCGCCTATGATATCTGTAGTTACTTCTCCATTCTCATCAATTTTAGTAAGATGACCTACCTTACGCTGAGACTTCCAATAAGCTGTAGTCACGCGCAATAAGAAGGCTGCTCCCATGGGCGCGTAGTCTTCTCCTTCAGCCATGATCCAATTAATGATATCTCCACCATTGAAGACAAAGTTATCATACATAGATGTAAACTGTCTGTAGGCTAAGGACGGCATTTGAGTATTCCAATCATGAGACTTAGTAGCATCATAATAGGATCCATCATTCTGGTATCCCTGTAAAGGATAACCGGCAGATCTTACAGGATAAAGAGCTTCAATAGATTCCAATTGTTGTTGAGTCATGGTATATCCATACTTATCAATAACATCAGCAATAGTCATCATCTCAACTCTACCTACCCAATTACCTTGAGAGATGTAGCGTGCTTCAGCAGACTTGTGATAAAATGTAGTAATCGGATTCCAAAGTTCAATATCATAATCATCCTCCATCATCTTCATGTGCCAGAACTCACGGTCAGTAATAAGCATATCTCTAAAGCCGCGCTCCTCAAGCTCATCCATGTGAAAGCGTTCTTCATCAATCTTAGTTTGGTGCATTGCCCATTGCTCAACCAGGGATCTATAATCTTTATCAAAGAAATTCTGAATTTCAGGAAGAGTCTTAAGATTCTCAGGACTCAGTTGTTGTTGCATTTGTTGCTGAACTTCCGGATCATTTTGATCAAGACCTTGCTCAAGCATTTTAGCTAATAGCTTTTGTTCAACCTGACTAAAAAGAACTTGTTCAATTTGTTCTCTTTTTTGCTCTAACATCTCATTGATAGAATATTCATCCTTAGCATGAAATGTAATCTTAGTATTTCTTTTGGCAAACTCGGCTGTGAGAACATTGATAACATTAGGAATAATAGGATAGAACTTTAATTCTAGAACTGTAGGATCCTCTTTCATCAGAGTATCTACAAGATCCCCCATCTCATTGGATTCTTCCATCATGTAGTCACCGCGATCAATAACTCCTTTAGCTAGCTTGTAGTTCTTCATGAGCCTGCGCGCATTCCTACGGATCTGCTTAAGACCATTCCACTCCAACCAATCCATATTCCATGCTGCCCATTCTGGGTTTTTATCTTTTTTAGAAAGAAACTGTAAAGGCTGGGTTATCGAGCCCATTCTGTTGTACTCAGCCTTCTTGCCAGACTTGAGCTGCATTGCATTTAATACTTCCATAGTTGTTATCTTATATTCTTAAATGGGTTCCTCGGAGGTCTTTTATCCAAAGAGCTTTGGCCCATCCCGATATGCCGGAATGGGCTATTAGTAAATTTATATAAATTTTCTGACTTTTGCAAGTCTTTTTTGTCTGTTGTGTCTAATCTTCTTCTGATACCGCGGTTTGCTTCTTGAACTTTAGCAAAGGCTATCAGAGCTCCTAGTGCTATCAATCTATCCACGTTGAGACCATCTCTGTATTGCTGCATCTCAACCATGGCCATCTTATCCGGTATTCTCTCAATACCGTATACTACTTTAACTACCTTACCTTCTTCTGTAGTTACCTCTTCTAATACCTCTTTACAGAAGTCAATTAGGTAGGGTAAGATATGGGCCCTAAAGATTGTGCCGGTGTTGCGCCAACCATACTCCTGGTGATGAGTCTGAACATTCTCAATATCTTTCCTGAAAGTGATCTGGTTCTTAGGAACTAGATACTTCTGCTTTCTCTGCTTGATCATGTGAGTTATAAAGCCGGGAACATTGCTCTCAACAATAGTCCAGGCATTATACCACTCAATCATATTCTCTAATCTCTTATGGGTTTCATTGATATCATCAAATCTTCCACACCAATGACAAACAATCTTATCCTGCTCAATGTACGTTTTTATATCCCCTCCATCATTTCTAGTCACCTCAATAGGTATTTTGTAAATGTATATAGAGCACAATGATTCAGATGTTGTGGTCTTACCTTGAGACACTGGATCAATAGACGCGTAGTAGGTACCCCAGGCAGCCTTTAAATCAGGCTTCTCATTCATAACAATTACACCGGCTTTGTCTTCAGCATTCTTTTCTACCGGGAACTTGCTTATAGGAATCTTCTTACTTTTCTCTATAACCCATACTCCTTCAGCATTTCTAGAAAGATCAATATATTCTGTAGGGTATTCTTTATCTTCAATTCTTCTTTTCTGCGCAGCAACCAAGTGACTAGGAAATAAGGATACACTTCTTGTTGCAAAGGCCTCTTCAATATTGCGCGGATGCTGGGATACTTCAAGCTGATAGTCTTCAGGACTAAGATCTTTCTTAATCTTTTCAAAATACTCTTTAAGCATTACGAGAGCTTTCTCTACTTCTGAGTTACCAAACTTATCCACACAGGGAGGCATTGACCATTGCTCTGGAATAAACAAACCTGTCCTTCCTACAGTTCCCTTATCATCTAGAAGATCAGAAGTAACATAGAATATTGAATTAGCCTCAGGAGTCTGAATCATTTTCCTTAATGGCTCACATTGTTCCAAGTCACCCACAGATCCTGCCGCAATAAATGTACCGGTTGTTATCAAACCTGACTTCAATGCAGGCTTCATGTATCCAAAAGTAAACATCATATCTGGAGCAATCCCGGCCTCTTCATGAAAGAAGTAAGTACAGGGTCCACCTACACCGGCTGTAGGATCTTGCTCAAAAGATGTACCCTTGATCACACCCTTCAAACCCTTTAGGGTTTTTCTAGTGGTGCCTGGAATGGTTGTTTCAATTTGTTGTTGCCAGTCAAGAACTTTACCGGGATTCATAGGACGGTACCAAGCTGTATTCTCATCTAAGAAGTTTCTATACTCGGCTAAGAATCTCCAGGTATCCTGAACATAAGCTTTAAGAGATGCTCCCATTTTTAAGATCGGAGTTTCTTCAAACCAGATCTGATTGATAAGTTTAGCTGCATGAAAATAGGAAGAGGCTATCTGACGTTTCTTTAGGATAGCGGCATGTAGGTAGAACAGTTCTGCTAGAATCTCATACAGGGCCATGTAATATTGAGCATCACGTATATCAGGAAAGGCAAACTTTCTTATCTCCTTATTGTTAATAGGTAGGAAGTTGATCCACATGTAGTACTCGCGCGTGAGATACCAGGTCTTTCCTTTATTCTTAAAGATCACACCTTTTCTACAGCGCGTCTTCATCTCATCCCAGTACGCGATATAATCTCTACTTCTTATAGGTGCTGCACAAAAGAATCCTTGAGCATTATACTTGGTAGCTTCTTCATTAAATATAAAAGATGTTTCATCAAACTCAATCTTACCGGGTTCCTTAAATAAAAATAAGGAGAGAACAAAGTCTCTGAACTCATCTCTAGTTCCATAACTAGTAGTTGTCCAGGTTCCATTATCCCAGGTAGGTATATCCGTATAGAAAAACTTATCCATTATTTTTGATCATAACCTAATTCTCCACCCCCGCGGGTTCTTGTTTGTTGTTCTTCTAATAGATCTCTATAAGCTCCCTTGAATGAGTTTCTAATTCCATCAAAGTTCTTGGCCGCACTAACTAGAGAGTTGATGTTTCCATCCCGTCCATGGGATACAGGAGTCTTCTCCATGTACATCGCTAATCTATCTAGCATAGCACTAATACCTCTAAAGGCTCTGACTGTGGGAGTTTCATACATTAGTGTGCACTTATTTAAAGCTGTAAGTATCATCTCTTCTTCTACACTAAATACTGCGCGGATATCTTGCATGATAATCTGTTCTTTCTCATCAACCGGCATGTTGAAGTACGGATTAATTTCCGGATTAGGACAGGTCATGTAAAATAGATATGCGTAGATGCTTAAGTGGTGATCAGGATGGTTATCCATGATATCCTTAAGAAATCCTAGGGTGTAACAATGCTCTGTAGGGATAATCTTCCCATTTTGTAAATCAAATAGTTTTATCATTTTTGTTGGTTTTAACTTCTTCACAGAAGAGTTTCTTTGGTTCACTAAAATCTAAGAGTACCCACTTAGCACTCATAAGACATTTGCCATCTTTATCCTTTTCTACACATACCGGTTTTTGATCTTCAAAAAACTGTTTCATTTGGTACTCATCTTCACTCATACTCATTTCTTTCTCCATTTAATATGTATGCCAACAAACAATATAGTAATATACATATCACTATAGTCAGTCCATGGAAAACCTACTCCTACACATAGGCCAGGAAAGGTTGTAAAACTTATTTTAATTTTAGGTAGTTTCATTTTAGATTAGTTTTAAGGTGATCAATCATTGAGATGACTTCTGATTTCAGATAAGGCACCTCGTAAGGAACAACAGTCTTCACAATAGGATTACCGGAGGTATCCTTTTTAGTAATGGGGTAACCAAATGGATCCTCTCCTTCCTTCTCAAATATTACATGGTGAAGCATCTGCTTTCCAACTTTATACTGAGGATTATGTTTAAGGATAATATACATATAGGTACTCAATTGTAAAGCATAGTGATTAAAGTTACAATCATCTAGATGAGATAAGGGCCCTGTCATCTTCTGGGACTTACCCTCCCAGTTTACAAAACTATTCTTTTTGATCTCTTTATTAGTTTTGTAATCAATAACATCTACTACACCTTTTACTACCTCAACTCTATCAGATTGTCCGCACACTCCTGCTGACTTCAAATATACAAAATGTTCAGGATAAATCCCTTCTGTCAATCTCTGGTTAGGTGCATACTTTATTCCACCTTCCCAAATTGGTTTGATAATTGGAATAGCTACACCAGATCTCTGAATGGTATCAATGCTTGTAATGTCTGATTCTCTTTCGTCATGATACCAAGAACCGGCATTAATTGCTCTATCACCTTCATCTGCCCAGATTCTTTGAATCTCTATAGGATCTATACCAAACCACTTAGAGTTTTTATTCTTAGATGATTTGATAGATTGTGAAACAGGATCAAACTTTTGCTTGAACTGTCCTACAAAACTAGTTACGCTTACCCAGTCTATCCTTTCATTAGGGTCTAAACTCTGGTACTTGTGATTCTGTGACTGAAATATTACTGACATCTTGAGTTGAATTTTGAGTTGTTATTGTTTCTATAAGTGTTTTTGCAAAATCTAAATTATCCTTAGCACTAGAACTGATCATCTTAGATAGCATTTCTCCTTGCTCCGGTGTTATTTGTTCCATAAGTAAGAGGTGTTGTGCGGCAATCATTAGTTCTTTTATTTCATTCATCCTTGGAGAATGACCAAACATTAAAGCTTTTTCAGTAGCTATAGCTATTTGAGCTAAATGCTTTTTCTCTCTTTCTGATATCCAGATATTCATGTTCATTTGTGATATTCTTTTGCTTCTGCTAGTTTATTATCAATAAGTATTTTTGCTATTTGGAAGTTCTCAGGATCCGGTGAGTTAATCATCTTTCCTAATCTCTTTCTCTCCTCTCTTGAGAAGTTTAATTTTTTCATCAGACCTAAGTAAACTTGTGTTTGCATAGCATCTTGAATCATCCTCATTCCACCAACTCCTGTTTGTACTATTAGCTCTCTAGGTTTTGCATCATGTGCTAACTCCTTCATGAACTCACTAAAAGCTTCATGAGTTAAAGTACCGGCATTAACTGCTTGTGTATTTTTTATATCAGCCCAGATTCCCATCTTCTTTTGTTGTAAAGTTAATACTTGTTTTTGCTTCCATAGTATAGATAGCTAATCTCACACTTTCTATATCTTCTGATTGTATTAATCTTTGAAGGTCTAGAAAATCACTTACTAATAGTTTACCGCTTTGGATAAGGTAGTGTCCTATATTTCCAGCAAGAAGTTGTGTAGCTTCTAAGTTAAATTTAGAAGTATCATAGTAGCGCTTGTTCTCCGGTTTTATTTGCTCCATTAATCCTATCATAGTAGCTTATATTTTTGTTCTAATAATACTTTTACTACTTCCATGTTCTCTATATCTGGAGAATTAACCAGTTCAATCATTCTATCAGACTCTGCTTCTGGTATAGTTTTCATAGCTGTATGATACATGATATAACGTATCAATTCATATTGATTATTTAGACCTGCCATTTTATATTCTGCTATCCGGATAGGATCCTTAATCATTATACTCATTACATATCAGCTTTATCCCACTTAGGTCCATCAGGATGTGGGCAGATTGAATCCATAGATCTTAATTTCATTGCTAAACTGCAACCACAAATACCACAACAAGGTTGTGTTCCTGTGATCACACATGTGAGACCAGCCGTATCCAGCTTTGGACACTTATTGCAGATTTTTACCCGCTCATTATATACTTTTTCAACAGGATCTCTTTTAAAGATCTTGTTCAGGAAGCCCGCTAGTATCAGGCTTTTGTTCTTCCAAATTGTCTTTAGCTTTTCTAGCATCTCTTATTTCTTTAAATTTTACTTCTCTTTGTTGTGCTGATATTTTAATCTTCTCAAGCTTCTCTATCCTGTCTGTAAGATCTACTTTCATTCGGTAACCTGCAAACTTTCCTTCAACTCTGATTATTGTAGCTTTATGTTTTTCTACAACCTCATCTACTTTCCAATGCTTTACTTTAAAGGTTCCTAAGTTAGGAATTTGTAAGGTCTCATGATTCAGTCCGGACATATGAGTTCTCACTCTATCCCAAAAGAATTCAATAAAATCACTCACTAAGTTCTCAGGTAATCCTAACTCCTCAGCAGTAGGCTTCTTAAACTCTTTAGCTTTCTTGGGTACCAATGTGAAACATCTTAAAGTTCAACAATACATTTCCATCAGCCTGAATGTTTAACTCAGGATTAAGTTCAATAGTCTTTGAAGCATCCCTATTTATTATATTATAGTTCCTCATCTTTGCTACACAATTCCTCACAGTTTGTGGAGTTTTGAATATAGCCTTTTGGTAAGGAATGGTTGAATCTTTGTCCCGGTTATTTAGATCACAACAGGCATTGCAAAAATCGGATAGCTCCACTTTTTTATTAAGGCCTAGTAATGTTAAACAACTTAGGTCAGATTCACTCAATATAATCTTATGAATATAGCAGTAAGTTATTAGCTGGAATTTAATAACATCTTCCAGGGACATGCTTACTTTCTTGTCCACTACATTAAACTTAGCCATGCTAGTTTATGGTTTTACAAATTGAAAGTGCATCCAGTCATAATCGTTCTCTACACCTAGGGAATACCAGCCATTTTTATAGAATATATCTATCATCTTCTTGTACTCCGGTTTAGCAAATTGAGCGGTCTTCTTAGTAGCCTTAAGACTGTTGCGCGTAGGGTCCAGATCTATAGCAAGTGCCCAACTATGAACACTCCATTCAGTACCTCCGCGCATTTGTCTAAAGTTATAGGATCCACCAAATATGTTTATCCCTAACCTCTTTATTTCATCAAGTCCGTAAGCCTCTAAGATTTCTTTAAAGATCTTAGTTAATGATGGAGCAGCTAACTTGTGTATCTGCATCCTACTTGTTGTTGTTTTTCTATCCCAGTCAATAACCATAGGAAAGGGTAGATTGATCATGGTAAGATTTTTAGTATCTCCCGGTTGACCATAAGTTTTAATAATGTTTGCTGTTGTCATGTTGGTTTGTTTTAATGATTAAGCTTTCTTTAATTTTCTTTCTTTCTTTTCACCTTCTGGTGCTTCAGGATTCTCAGGATCTTCAGGACCGGCTTGCATCTGAGCTTGACGGATGATCATCTCCATTCTCCTAGCACGGCTTGTCTCAATATCAGCTAGGTGCTGTTCATACTCTGCTTGATATTTAAGAACTTCAGATTGTTTTTTATAGTAGTCAATAACCTTTTTACGGTTTGCTTCTAACTGCTCAGGAGTGAGCTTTTTTTCTTCTTCTTGCTTGATTTCTTCTGACATTACATGTTGGTTTAAAGTTTAAACAAATATACATATAAAGTTTAAACTTACCAAATTTTTATACTTTAAAAGTTTAAAGCTAATGAATCATGAAGTAGATGATTAATGCTGCTTCTAGAATAGCCGTGGCTGCCCAGCCTACTAGGATGGCTTTCTTTTGATTATGCAGTTTTTTGATCTTCTTATCTCTTACAGCCAGGGTATCTTCCCGGTTCTTTATGATCTGGTCTTTGATTCCTACAGTAAGGGAGTATTGGGTAATAGTATAGTCCTTCTCTTTAATAAGAGTATCCCTGTTAGCTAGCATCTTCTTGGAGTTAGAGAGTAATGTGTCACAT